GCCGTGATGGTTTTAGCTGAAGCCGGCATTGATACACCGCCTGCTCTTGATGGGATTTTTATTGGTGGCCAGCCTATTGCAAACATCTATAAATCAAACTATGCAGTCTTTTGGTCGTCGGAGCCAACTGATAACCGACTTTACATTGGTGATTTGTTATATGGGGACGGGTCAACTGGGAATGGATCAGCCGCGGGTATTTTCGATTGCCCAACATTCAGCGGTGTAAGTCAGCCAGCCTTCAGTATGGCAATGAGCCCAGCTAATACAACAACAGCGGGCTGCTACCAATCCTTGCCTAATGGTGGGCGCATCTCAGTCAACTGGAGGGTGGTTAGCATCCCTGAAATTCCCGACACAGTAAACGACCCAAAAGGAAGACTCTATAACGAAAGGAGGAAAATAGCGGGCGCAGAGTCTGATCATCCCGACCAAGGAATGCCCGGCTTGGGTCGTTGGTATTCTCCAAAATGTGGCATCGTTGCAATTAACGGGGGCAGTTACAGCGCAGCGTCAGAGGTGCAAGTTAACAGGGGTGATTATGTGACTTATCTGATCCGCGGGGCTAGCTTCGTTGGCCAGTGTGGTTTTGATAAGGATTCAGGAGTAACGGCGGATGATATTGATTCGCGGGTGAATGGTATCCGCTCGGCAACAGATGCAGCACTGCAGGTCGGTGAGGTTTTCCTATGTAATAGAACCCTACTAAGAGTTGAACAGCGCCCTAGTCATGTATGGGCTCCACAGGCCGAAGGTGGCGGAGCTGATGATATGTCATACACACTGCGGGTAGTTGATTTCACTGGTTACAACCGTTGGATAGGGGTAGCCGGCAACACGTTGATTTCTGATTTTGTTACCTCAGAGGGAGGGAAGAGCGATAACCCTGTATCTGATCCAGACTCGAAAGGTGCCTCTTGGTACTGCCTAAGCAAGTGCGATCTAGGGCAAGTAAGGAGCACGCGAGCGACTGAGGTTGTTGAATTAGGAATAAAAAGCCAGGTTTGGAACAAAGCCGAGGGCTTATGTAATTACAACAACGTCCCCGCCCCTAGCGAGCTTGTGGTTTATGACGACAACAGGGTGAATCTGAGTGCGGGCAATATGAATAAGTATATGAACAGAACTTCGTTCTTTGTTGTTGCTGTTAAAGACATTTCTAACCCTCAAGGGAATGTTTCCCCTGGCGGCCAAGAGATCTCAGACAGTGATGGATTATTTGATGGCTTTGACATTCTCGATGGTCTTACATTCGCAGTACAGGGCAACACGCCAGTTGATGTCTATAACTTTATCCGTATTCAGAACCCCGAGAAGAAAGAATACGAATACAGAATCATCCCCAAATCGTCTACGAACATCATCAGGTTTCTTGATGATCAGGTACCGAACGTTTGGGTATTGAGTGCGTCCGCTCCGTCGAGGATACAACCCGTCTCAACTATTCATTACGGCACATTCCAACTGACTTTCAATGCGGATGCAAAACCAATGCATTCTCTGCTGGAGCTAGAGGAATTAGTCGCAGGGGATAAAAACCGTATTAACTATGCGATGAGCTGTTCTGTCAGCAACCTCGCCTACATCGGTGTTATTGGCGGCACTGGATCGGGTGCTATGGGCGGGGGCGGCTATGAGCAAGCCTGGATGGAGTCTATTTTTGGCAACCTCAAGCCACATGCAGGCAATACATCTAAAGCAATATTTGGTGAGTCCCGTGTTGGTTATTTCTCGGTGATTGATGGCAATAATTCGTTTGATGTTAGAGGCCATGCGACGGTCGTAGATGCAGGCCCCGACAAGCTGGCCAAAGCAGGGACCGCCAAGGTCTGGGTGCCCACGTCATGGGAAGTATTCAATAGCGTCGGGGAGGTAGTTGAGGGAGAGCGGTTTGTCGTGACTCGGGGTTCGGTGGTATCAGGTGGAACGCCAGTTCCTGAGACTTGGTATGGCCGGTACTTTGGGATTACGAGCACCAACGTTGCATTTAGTGCGAACGGTATTCGATGTGTAGAGGGGCCACCTCATCCTGGTTATGAGAGAAATTTTGCATGGAGGCAACAGGCGAAGGAAATGAGCCCGTGGGCAGAATGGGCCTCAAGTTGCGACAGAGAACCAGAGCACAAAATCAGTTACATAAACGAATCATCTTCAACGCCTTCGGTCCCTGATTATTTCAACATGACTTGCATGGGGATCAAGCTCAAGAGTTTGAATCGCCTGGTTAGTTTTCAGCAGATGCAGGTGTGGTTGCCTAATGGAATTAGCGTTGAAAATTTAATAGATGGAACTAGAGGCCCAAGCAATAACTTCGCTGACACTCTTTGGTACTTGCTAACAACTTCTGGCAATGCGCTAGGGGGACAGATTAGTGAAAGGCTGCTGGACAAACCGGCCTTCACTTTGGCGGCAAAGTTTATGGCTAATTACTGGCAGCGATTTGATGGTTCAATTTCAGATCAAGTAAATCTCAGATCATGGGCAACGGCTTTGGCTCCTATGTTCCTGTGTAATTTCGTTGTTGCTAACGGCAAGTTTTCTCTCGTCCCTGGTGTTCCTGTTGATAACTCTGGCGCAATGATTAGGGGCCCAGTCCCAATTGATGCTTACTTCAACGATAGCAACATCATTGAAGGGAGCTTTGAGCTGCAGTTCTTGAATGAGAACGAGCGGCAGCCCTTTAGGGCCGTGATGCTTTACCGAGACTCAGAACCGAACTCGTTGGTGGAACTTGAAAGTGTGATGGTGAAATGGAACACGAGCGCCGGTAATATCCCTCCTCTTCAGGAGGATTACGACATGAGCAACTTCTGCACCAGACGCTCTCATGCATTAGCGGCGGCCCGATACCTGTTAAGCATCCGCAGGCGTGTCGACCATACAGTGAAGTTTCAGACGTTGCCGCAAGGTTTGGCCTTAGGCCCTGGTGATTACATCCGTCTTGACACTGCAGCATCTCCTTACCAATCTATTTACAACGTTGCAGTAAATGAAAACCTTTCATTGTTAACACCTGCCCAAGTAGCAGATGGGACTTACACGGCTTTTGTTTATAGACAAGCCTCTAGTGAGGTAGTTGAGGAACAGATCACCATTGTCAATCAAGCAGTAACAGACCCATCGCTAAGCGGGGCGCTGCTAAATATTCCCGATCCAAGCCCCACACGCTTAGGCGTTTATATGGTTGAGGAGCTTTCGTTAAGTGAGGATGGCATTGTTGACATCGTTGCCTCTCACTTCCCAGTCAACGCAGACCTCAGCAGTAAAATTGTAGAAGATATCCTGAACCCAGCTCTTTTTGAGGTGATCGATTAATGGCTACCAATTTTCCTCAATACACTCCAAGCGGTCGCTCTTATGGGGCGGGAGACTTCCCCGTTAAAACCTATCGCGCTCAAGATGGCGCAGAGGTTCGCCTTCTCTACGGCGACCGCCGAGTAGGGATGACGCTGAATCTCACTTACAACAACTTGCACGACGACGAGAGTCAAGCGTTTCTTAACCATTACCACGAGATGAAAGGAACTTACCAACAGTTCGAGCTAGGGGATGGCGCAAACGCTGGGGCTAAGGCTGGATGGACTGGGGACGCCTCGGCGTTCAGTGCTACTGCTTGGGGTGCCCGGTGGAGGTATAGCCAGGAGCCAACGCTAAGCTCTGTTTATCCCGGCCGGTCAACGGTCAATATTCAATTAATCGCCGTTTCTGCTAACTGATGGCCTATTACACAGGAATCAACGGGGCCTTGTATATCGACGGCAGCAAGGCTGGGCAGGTCCGTAACTGGTCATTGGCTAGCAGTGTTGGCGTCCTCGATACAACCAACCTGGGGGACACTGATCGCACTGTGGCTGGCGGGTTGAGATCAACTCAAGGGTCTTGCACGATCATGTATCACAGTGACGAGACAGCAACGGTCGGGGCTGCTGCAGTGTTAATAAATAAAGTAATCAAATCACGCACCACAGCAGTGGACCCAGGGATAGCAGCAGCACCTGAAACGGCAACAATGAAGCTGTTGCTTAATGACGGCAGCGCAGCAGGAAAGTATGTAGAGGGTGAGGTTCATTTGACCTCTGTCTCTATGAACATGGCTCAAGGCGAGGTGTTTTCTGCCACTTGTAGTTTTGAATTTAATGGGGCGCCTACTGCGAGCACATTATGAAGGGTGTCTATTTAGCAGAAGGTGGCTCAATCTCTATTGAGCGGGAGAGCCTGAACGTTCCTCTATCTTCTGTTCTTGACGAAGGGGATGTAAACGCAGTCGGCAGAAGATTTTCCTTTGATTTTGACACTGGTGCGCTGATTACGGGCGACAAGGTAGCCATCAGAAATATAGATGGCGATAACCTTGTCTTAGTTGTCGGGCACAACTATCCCGATGGGGAATGGTTCATCAATATTGATGAGGCGGGTGGTATTCGTCTTTATGACACCTATAAAAAGGCTTTAAACGGGGGCTACACCAATGCATTTCCTCTTGAGACGAGTTCTGCCGTACAGAATATCGAGGTTCAAACAAAGGGCGATGGATATAAGTTCATATCAAAAATCAGGGATTACTCTTTCACCACTTCTAGGGACAATATTGACCTGACGGGTATTGGGGAAGAGTTCAGGAAGAAGTATGCAAGCGGTCTGATCTCTGGTCAGGGAAACATCAACTGCTTTTGGGACTTCACCCATGGATTGTGTGATGATAACTGCGTGGGGGATGCGGAACTTGCCCAGTATTTTGCAGAATTAGTTATACGTTTACAGCAAGGCTCATCCTTTGCGGCGAGGCTTTATTTATTAGATGCGCCTCAAACAGAGAGTTCAGTTTGGTGGGATGTTCCGATCTGTATTGTTACCAACGTTGCCATGGCCTTTGAGCCTGGTTTAGCTGTTAGAACATCAATTGATTTCGTTACCAGCAGCGCCATTCACATGAAGATGGGGCAGCCACCGGCTTACCTCTTGTTGCAGCAAGGTGGATTCCTATTGCAACAGAATGATTCCAGGCTTGAGCTTGAGGAAGATTAATTACCCCTAGCGAGGGATTTAGACTGTATTCATAAGACCCAGGGTTCATGTCCGACCTAAAGATTTCTCAATTGCCGGTCCTCGTTGGGTCGTCGCTGCAATCGACTGACCCGCTTGCCTTGGCGGATCTGTCTGCTAGTGAAACAAAGCAGATGACGGCGGCAGAGTTCGCGACGGGAATTGCCGGGATGTTCCCGGCCACCAGCATTCCATTTAGCTCAATTAACGGCACCCTGGCGGCTGGGTCAGTCGACACAACAGAGCTAGCCGATGGCGCGGTAACAGCTCCGAAGCTCGCTGATGACAGCAGCTGGGTTGTTGCGGCTAGTGCGCCAGTAGCAGGAGAATTTCTGGGCCAAGGATTTTTAAATACAACTGACGCGAAGGCATACATCTGGAACGGCAATCAATGGCTGCCATTCCTGGCCGGTGGTTCTGTTAATAGCGTTGCGGGTGATCTGAGCGGTCTGATCCAGACCAGCACCAACCCGAGCACAGGTGACGCAATAGTTTCAGCCGCGTTTAGTAACACCACTCAAGCCGCACAGTTTGCAGCCGGACCAACTGGACAGGGTGGAGCTGTTACCTATCGAACGATTGCAGGAGCTGATCTACCTACCGCAGATGCCTCTAACAAGGGTGGTGTGATCGTTTCGGGGGATGGCCTCCGAATGACTGGTCAGACAATCCAGGTTGATAACGACATAACAGCGGCCACCGTTCCATCTCTCTGCACGGTGGATTCAAAAGGTCTAGTGACTGCCGCGTCACTGATTACGCCGCTAGATCTGCCATTGGCTACTAGCAGCACCATTGGGGCAGTAATGCCGGGCGTCGATCTAGGCGTTAGCGCTGCAGGGGTTCTTGACCTGAACACGATTTTGGGAAGTCCCGGCACCTATACCAAGGTGACCTGTAACTCGAAGGGGCTTGTTACTACAGGGGCGCTTCTGACTTCAAGTGATATCCCAGATCTACCAGGCGAAAAAATCACTTCAGGTTCAATCAGCCCTGATCGAATTACAGATCACACCCTGGAGATGAAAAAGCTCGCTGATTATGCAGTGAGTTACATACAAGAAAACCCGCCGTCAGTTACTAGCGGTGATCTAGCTATTGGTTGCTATTGGTTCCAACCATCGATTGGCCAGTTGCGGATTTATGACGGCAACTATTTTGCGCCGGTTGGTTTTGGTCGTCTCAGTCAAGAAAACCTGAGATGGGGCGGCACGGTAGACGCGAGCACTGGACTCGTTACCGGACTCACAGAAATAGGCGTCACAGCAGGTTTATCAATCGGGAGCGCCGTTCCCACTGCTAGCGATGCACTCGGGGGCCTTTATCTGTTGATCGACGTGGCCGGCTCGGGAATTCTTGTAACCCCTTCGGTCAGCTACGTCGTTGGGGAATGGTGCCTTTGTGTGAATGCGACTGAAGGCTGGATAAAAATAGATACCCAAGGGGGCGGTGGAGGCGGCGGTGCCTCCCTTCTCAGTGACCTGCTGGATGTGACCTTAACGTCACCGAATAACAACCAGGGGCTCATTTATAACAGCGGCACCAGCATGTGGGTCAATGCTGATGTTGTTAATTCATGGAATACCAGGACCGGCGCAGTCATGCCAGCGGCGGGTGATTACACCTTTAACCAAATTGGTGATGTCTCGCTAACCACGCCTCAGACGGGTGATGTGTTGGTTTTCGATGGTACGAACTGGACAAATGAGGCCGAAATAGACGGGGGGACTTATTAGTTCCTTACCCCTGCGGAGGGTCCTATACTTAAATCACCTGTAGATACAGGTGTCCATTCGCTCGGTATGAGCCCTTATGTCAACAACTATTAAGCTCAAAACTTCAACAGTTCTAAATAAGGCCCCGGTTCAGGCTGATTTAGAAATAGGAGAAATAGCCCTAAACGCAAATTCAGGTTCTGTTGCTGCGTATATTAAAGACAATTCCAATAATATTGTTCAAATCGCTGGGGATGGGGCATTCGATACCCCTGATTTGCAAGCTGTTTGCGACGAAGGAAGTACAACAACAACAGGTATCACTGCGGCTGGTGATTTAGCAATTAATACTGATGCGTTGTTTGTTGATGCGTCAACGAAACAGGTGGGAGTTGGAACGGCAAATCCAATATTTACGACTGACATTTTATCTGGCACTGCTAATACCAATGCAAATACCAATAACCCGTCTCAATTAAGCGTAACTGGTCCGAACAAGTCTTTAACTGCTGGTGGAGCAACTGTTTTCATTAACAGCAACTCAGACCTAGCTGCTGACACTGGAGGCAGCATTGCTTTCACCGGGCGTAACACAACAAGCTCCACTAATAGCATTGTTAACGCGACAATAAAAGGAGCAAAAGAAAATGCAACTTCTACAAATACTAATGGATACTTAGCGTTTGCTGTTGCAAACCATAGCGCAGGGTCACTCGTCGAGGCGATGCGAATCGACAGCTCGCAATCGCTACTTATCGGTCCATCAGGAGCACCAGCAACGACAATCACGGCAGCAGGTGCAATAACAGCGGCTGGCACAGGCATCTTTGGCGGTGACGCCGACAACGGTGGAGCGACTGGCATTCGTCTCGCATCGGCTGGTGCAATTGCTGCCTGTAGAACATCAGGCAGTACTGCTGTATTCAGTGGTTACATACAAGGCAATAGTACTCCCCAAATAAGCATTTCAGCAGGCGGAAGCATCACATCCTCAGGAACCGCCACGTTCGGTTCAAACGCCAACTGGGGATCCATGGTAAACGCGACCGCTCCTTCTAATCAGCATTGCTTGAGTGTCGCTGTTACTAGCTCGGCTTATAGATGCATCCAGGCACTGACTAGTGGTGGAGCTGATGCATTTTCTGTAACAGGAGCCGGTGATGGTACGTTTGCTGGAAGTGTCGAGATAGGAACAAGCGGTAGTCCTGGTTGGATTAAATTCTATGGACCCGGAGAAGGTTCATCGGCAGGAAGAATACGGAATGCAGGCTGCATATTATATGAAAGTGGAGCCGCCACTTTTGGCGCCACTCCAGACTGGGCGAGTGCTACATCTACAGGTATTGAACTTAATCCAGCAGCCGCTACTAATTGGGTAGGTATTAAGAACTCATCTGGAAGTAATTCAGCCAATAATTGTTTTCAAATCACTTATGGTACAAGTACTAATGCATATATCAATAATAGTGGGGCCGCATACTTTAAGAGCATTCTAAACACTAATGGCTGCAACCCCAATAGCTCCGCCGGCCAGGGGACCCAACTTAACCCTGATGGTATTCTTATTTCTCAGCGTCCGTCTTTTGCTTCAACAGGGACGGATTTGATCGCTGTTTACCATGGCACCGCCAAGCAGTTTTATGTGACTGGGGCGGGCAATGCAACGTTCACAGGCAGCGTCACAGCATCCAACGTTTCTGACATTCGCTTTAAGCAAAATATTGAAGATGCGCATCCGCAACTTGCTGATGTAGTTGCTCTCGGATCTCAGCTTAAAAACTGGGATTGGAACGACGAAGCACCTCTTAACGACGAGCTGCGTGCAAGAAGATTCCTTGGTTTAGTTGCACAAGAAGCAGAAAAAGTTTGTCCTGAATTAACTTATACCGTAACGCGCACCAAGAAAGGAAAAGAGCTGACACCTGAGGTGGTAGTACCTGCGGTCTATGAAGAAGAGATTATTCCGGCTGTTATTGGCGAAGATGGGGAAACTATTGAACCCGAAACTACAAGGCAAGTTCCCGTCAGCTCAGAGGAAATAACACCAGCAACCTATGAGGAGTTGGACGATAGCTATAAAGCTGTTAATCACGATATTCTTGTTATGAAGCTGCTTGGTGCAGTGGCTGAGCTAACAGCAAAAGTAGAAGCTCTAGAAGCATCTTAAATCTAACCCTTTATTCAATTAATCAACTCAAACAAATGACTACCTCATTCACTTACAAGGTTGTGGCCCTCAACCACGAAATTGCAGACGGTTTCGTTTTCAGTGGTGGCTACACAGTTAAAGCCCATGACGGCACCTATGAAGCCGGGGCTTATGCAAACATCGAATTTGAACGTCCAGAAACGCTTATCCCTTTTTCCTCTCTCGAGGAGGAAACCGTAATCGGCTGGATAAAAGATAAATTAGGAGCTGAGGCTATAGCCAATATTGAAGGACAATTGCAGGCTCGCCTGGACGAACAAATCGCCCCAACACAGGCAACGGGTTTGCCATGGGATGAAAACGAAAGTGCTAGCCCTGCTTAGACCAGAGTTCCCCTTCCGCGAGGCGGCGGCGTCTTAGCCCTGCCTCTACTGAAGTTCCTGGGTTGACGTAAAGGAGCAAGCCGGCTGGAACGCCTGACCAGTCTTTGTCATTGAGCAGGCGGCTAATCGTGCTGAACCCTTGAGCACCAAAGAAATGAGGGCCGAGGTTATAGGCGAAAGATAAGAGGGCTGACTTCTGGTTGGCGTTCATCTCTTCCCAGTAAGGAATGGATTTTGAGATGATCCCCCAATATTCCTCGCATACCTGCCCAAGAAGTTTCTTGGCCTCAGCCTCCGTAATTGCTGGATCTGAATAGGAAACTTTCTGCCCGTTTAGATAGTGCGTGGAACCATACCCAATGGTGGGCACATTCATGCCATCGTTATATGGCTTCGCTCTAAATCCTTCAAATTCGGCGATTATGTCGAGAGCCTGGGGCGGAATGATGGTGGGAGTCGCCTTAGGTTGGGGCGGCTTCTCTCGATATTTTTTGATCCACTCGCACTGATCGTCGAGTAGTTCTTCCGGAAGTCCGTCGTAAAGAAGAGCGACGGCCTGAATCTGCTGTGGCTGGTTTGAAAAGAAGCGGAAGAAGTCACCGAACTTTTTCTTATCGATTTGAGTCATGAGCTTTTTAAGTAAGCGCCAGTGGATCGTACTTTTAGTTTAAGCAAAGCCTTTAGCGCTACTTGCCTCACCCGTTCACGGGAACCTCCGAAGTGCTGCCCCAGTTTATTCCAGGTCATCGGCTCACCTGTTCCAATACCGAAATGTAGTTTTACTATTTCCTCTTCCTGGGGATTCAGCTCAGCGAGCATGTCATCTAGGTATTCAATGCCAAAGGTGATGGCTAGAGCTTCCATGGGATCCTCTTGTGTTTCATCAGCAATGACTTCCGCAAGATTCTTCCCTTCTGCCCCGACTCCTCCGGCTGGTTTGTCCAGGCTGCCCGCATCAGTGCTGTGCATTAGATATTTCTTGAGTGTTTCGGGGTTGATGGAAACAAACTTCGCACACTCTTCAATGGTTGGTTGGCGTCCGTGATCTCTAGCGAATTCTGCTCCCCAGTAAGCCACCTTGGTTAGGACATCATTGGCGTGACCGGGCAGGCGAATGGTGCGATCCCCTTGGCAGATGTAACGGGAGATGGCCTGCCTTATCCACCAGTGGGAGTATGTGGAGAACTTGTAGCCGCGCTCCGGATCAAACTTCTTACAAGCAGAGATCAAACCAACTGTTCCCTCTTGTACGAGGTCCATTAGGTCTGACTTCTTAGCGCGTTTTGTATATTTCTTCGCGACCGCCACGACGAGGCGAAGATTACACAACATCATCTGATTAAGGGCTTTGCGCCCTACCCTCTCCACTCCACGGGAAGGTTTCTCTGTGGTTACCCACTCTTGAATCTGCCGACCCAGGAGAATTTCCTGGTCAGCGGTGAGCAGTGGGTAGCGACAGATGTTGTCGAGGTACTGTTGGATTCCTGAATCAGCCATCTGTGGGCTCCACATCAGGTGTATCGCCGAAGAAATCTTTTAAGTCTCGGGCTACTTCGCAGGCTTTTTCAATAGTAACGTAAGAGCAGGCATCCTCTGGTACGTCAGTGAGGTGTATGCCGCTGCCACCCCCGTCATAGACGGCGCTGACGAAGAGTGTCGGATGGTTCGGATGGCGGAGTCTGAATCTCACAAGTCTCTGTAGAGGGCTCCGGTACCATAGCACACTGCTGAGCATCGTAGGCTTCAAGTTTTTCCTTCTTTTCCTTGTTTGATTTGAGCCGGCCTTCCACTCGCGCCTTGATGGAACGTCTCCATGTTGCTGTGTCCTCAGCTTCCGCTTCGTTGTACGCGGAAGAGGGTATAGCTTTTTGTAAGTTGCTGTAAACCCACTCACGCATTAGCTGGGTGACTCTCATGCCACGTTCTTCAGCTAAGTCGGCCAAAAGCTTTGCTCTGTGTGGATCGATGAGTACCTGCAAATATTTCTTTTGCCCATGAGGTTGGCCCTCCCGGTGTACTAGCTTCAATGGTTTAGTAGAGTAGTTCCACTATGATAGCACATTTACTCCCATCTGTATGGTGCGTCAGTCTTTTTAACCCAGGCTTCTGCCTGGGCCTTTCGACTGGCAGTACGTTGGCGTGTACTACCAGCCCGTATTTCCCGGGCTCTCTCCAGGAACTGAGCCGCCCGCTGAAGATCAGCGGTCTGGGCCCGACGTACTGCATCCATAAGACGGGCCATCACTAATTGCCTCCCTGTTGGCTTCGACAATGTAAGCGGCGTGCATAGCTTCTTTCAGTGTATCGAAGCGCCAACTTTTACCACCTTGCAAAGATACTATCCAATCTTTGTTATTTCTACACACTGTAAATTTAATAGTCATCAGTGAACCTCCGCCCAGCTTTTGCCAACGTGTACGTCAGCCGCTGCTGGGATATCACCTAGCCATATCTGTTCTGAGGCTTCCATAGTCCTCTTTAATACTCCCCTCCAGTAGTCAGCTCTGTCTTCGATGCTGTAGAGGATCACTTCATCGTGAACACAGCCCGAGATTTTTATCTCATTCTCCCCAGCGCCTTTCACCTCCTGCCAGAGACTTCCCAGTGCATGCTTGAGCACGGCTGCTCCAGCTCCCTGTACTGGCGTGTTGCATCGGACAGTGAGCCTGTTCATATCCCCTGGTAAGTAGCGGCGCAGACCACTCTGAGGAATCCGGGTGAAACTGAACTTGCCAGAATTTTCTACACGTGCTTCTAGGCCCTGTTGGATCTGCCACTCGGCAATGCCGTGGTATGTCTCCAGCCAGTTGGTCCTGATTTCGGCTGCTTCCTCAATACTCAGCGAAACGCCAGAAGCTGCACAGTAGTTTTGTAACCCTTTTGGGCCGCTGCCGTAGAGGAGCCCGAAATTAGCGGACTTAGCTATCTGGCGAGAACAGCCAATTCTGTCGGCAGTGAGTGTGTGGATGTCCACTCCCTCCACAAAAGCGGAAGTCATCAGTTCATCCTTGGCTAGTGCAGCAGCTAAGCGCAGCTCCATCTGGCTGAAGTCCCCAGCGATGATCGACCAGCCTTCTGGTGCCTGAACGCAAGCTCTAAAAGCCTGGTCTCTCGGGATCTGTTGGAGGTTTGGCTTAATACAGGACATTCGACCTGTTTCCGCGCCTAACTGCATGTAGCCAGCTTTGGCGTATCCACCATCGAGCTTCCCGAGGACGGAATCACACATCTGTCTGCGCTTTTCCGCTTTCCTGTAATCCAGGAAGATTTGAATAGCTTCATGGCTTCCGCCGTATTCGCGAAGTGCTTGCCTCGAGGCAGATGGTTTGCCGTCTTTGTCCTTAGGCGCTTCACCTAAAAGAGCGGTTACTTTCTCCAGCATCTGCTTTGGAGAGTTGAGGTTAAATCCCGCTTCCCGCTTAGTGCCGTCTCTGACTTTTCCTGTCGCTTTGGGACGGAGGTTCAGTGAGCCGTCTTCATCCCTGGGGAGTCTTTGATCAGCAGGCAGAGCAGCATCAAGCTTGACGATGAACTCCTTTTTCATTTCGGCTGCATCAAAGCCATAATCTTCCTTGCGCTGCTCTAGATCTTCCTTATTCCAGTAGAGGCCAGAGCGCCACATCTGCGCCATGGCCGGAATAGCCCTGCATTCCAGGGTGAAAGCATTAGCGAGGTTTCCCGCACCAATGCGTTGGGTCAGGGGCAGATCGAGCTCACACAAGGCCATGACATCTTTGGCGGCGTACTCGATTTGTTCCCTGGATAGATCAGAAGCCGACCAGTCCGAGCGCTGCTGTTCCTTGTCGAGAATGACGGGTGAACCATCAGGCTCTTTTAAGTAGCGCTTTACTACCTCGGCCAAACCATGCTTGACGTTGGGTAGGCCATTGGTGATCAGGCGGCTGGCCAGGAAAGAGCAATGGATCCGGCCATGGGGGAACAACCGGTTCTCCTGTAACCACGCGATGTCAAAGACAGCGTTGTGCGCCAGCCATGTTCGCGGAGTATTGAACAGGTAGTTGAGCTTCAGCATTTCCTTGGCATCCAGCTCCCAGAGGTCGATAACCACGACCGTCTTGAGGGAGAAGGAACCGAGCTGCAAAAGGCGCAGCTTTCCACGCTCTGGTTGGAGCTGGGTTGTTTCAACGTCGAAGGCGAGGGTGATGGAGGTCTTAATCTGGGAGAGGTGTTCTATGCCATGGAAAACCTCGTAGTCGTCAAATAGTTTTTTCATGGAGTTCCATTAGTGAATCAGAAACGCCTTTGTAGTAACCCCACTTTTCAGCGGCTTTTATGGAGAGCCTGCGAAAGTCGGCGAAAGGCATGTCAAGGCTGTCTGTAAGGGCTCGGTTGGCCGTAAGCCAGTCATCAAGAGCTGTGGCCCTCTTTTCGGAGAGCCAAGCAAGAATTTCTAGGTCAGTCATCAACTACGTCCCAATCGATTACATCGTCTAGGGCTTCGATAACTTCCTTTTGGGTAGGAGTTGCGTCATCACTCCAGAGAATGTCGGTGCTGCAAAGAGCAGTTCCATACTCTGGTGGATCGAAGCGTGTAGCTGGTGAAACTTGAATCATGTCTTCGACGTAAGCGACAGCGTGGATGTAGCTGGTCTCTGGGTCGAAGCTGTAAGTGAAAAGTTCAGGCATGGATGGCCTTCGTGTTTACCTTGTTACTATAGCACAGGAGTCAACCTTCTGCCTTGGATCGTTCGTTGTAATCGCGGCGTCCTTCTCTCAGGCATTCGTACAAACGCGGGAACTCGTATATGTTCTTGGCGGAAACGACGTTCACAGACACGCCATTCATGACCGCACCAAGGATGTCATTCTGAAATGATTCTTCATCGTTGGCATAGTACACAGTTTCATCGGCTGTGAGTGTGCGCTCGTTCTCGTCAAGCGTGGTGTAACGAACCACGCCATTGATACCGCCATGGCCTGGAGCGATTGTCCAGAGCAGCGGCCTCTCAAACGCGTGAGACTCATTAGTCTCATCCTCGGGTTGATGCTGGAACGCCAGTTCAGGATTCAGGGAGAGGGCAGCCACAGTCGTTTTCTCCCCGATCCAGTCCAATATTGCAGCCAGTTTGTTCTTGAGTAGTGTCAGCATTTTTGAAAACGAGTCCGGTATAGAACCCGTGGAATGGGTGGTTTGGGTCATTCCTTCCGTCTTCGCGATAGAGAAAATCTAAGGCGGCTTGACGGTTGGTTTGGTTTATGACTTGAACCATTTCCGCTGAGACTTCGGTCATTTAATTAGGTTCGGACTAACCGAGGCTAAGGGGAATGTTCTTAGTCGAGGCCAGAGGCGAAGGGGAGAGAAGAGCCTCCCTAACGTCTCGTCAACGTTATCTAAGATAACACACTAATCCCACATTTTCCAGCCATCCTCCATCACGTTCGCAATAGCGGCCTGATGGGGCGAATCTGGGAGGGGGTGGGAGGGGTGGCCCTTAAGAGCCTCTGGATTTGCCTGGTTTCCGGTAGATTCCTTACCAGCACTGGTAAGAGCAACTGCCCCACCTTCTGACTCACCATCCAGGGGGCACCTGTCCTTATTGAGAATCCCCTTCTTTTCCTCACCACGTACCCCTTCTTTTTCCAGTTTCCCCGAGGGGCAACTGACTCCCCTTTCCACCACTGGATAGTTATTAATATTATTATTATTAGAGGAGTATAAGGAGTCCCCCCTCCCCCCTGTCCTCTTCGCAGAAACTATTGAATAGTATTTTGTTGGAGAGCCACCACCAGGCCGCTGATGCTCTTCAAAGGTGATCAAACCTTTGTTTACTAAGCGGTAAATGCTCTTCCGAACGCCTTTAACTGTTCCACCGATGGTGGTGTCTTGCTGAAGCTGAGCAAGCGTCCGTGTCTCTGGAGAGATCACGTCAAGGCGGGCAAGAATCTTGTCTCCAAGAGTTGCGCTTCTAGTGGTGCGGCTGGCAGGTGCTACCCAGTCCTTGAGATCCATAGACAAATCCTCGTTCTCCACAAGTAAGAGGCGGTTACCTGTCAAACTCTGGCGGCATTTCTGGATGGTGATGATCCGCGAGGCAGCAGGAAGTTTCTCGGCTGCTTCTTTGGAAGGGATCTCACAGCGCCACACAGCCTCTACAGCGGCTTGGAGCTGCTTAGTGCCCCGACATTCCCCATTGGCGTTCTCGTGGCCCAGGAAGATCATGTGAGTCCCATGGAAGGTGCTTCCGTTATTCCTCGTGAACCAATAGAGAGGATCGGCGTACTCCGCTTTAACTTCATCAGCGCCTTTAGAGCAGCCAGCAATGGAGTCAACAATCACCACCACTGGTTTGTGTTCCTCCATCAACTGCATGAACGTCGGGTAATCGTCCAGCTCAAAGTCAGGGATAACCACGTAGTTACCTGAGTCGTAATCCAGCTCAAGATCCTTGGCTTGTTCATCCAAGGTGGTGAGTGGTTGGTCACCGTTAAGGATCATCACCTTGCCGTGCTTAACGGGAACTTCCTGCCCACGCATGGAGAAGGAACCGCCTTGAGCAACTGCCTTGGCAAGCATCAGAGCAGTGGAGCTTTTACCAGCGCCAAACTTGCCGTACATGAGAGTTGTTGAAGCATCCACCATCAAGTTGGGGATGATGAACTCTCTGGGCTCCAGCTTGAGATCAGCGAGGTTGATGGCTTGCAGCCGATCTTTGGTCTTATGGGTCATGAAGTCGCGCCTTAGGGCGCTGACGTTATCCCTGTAGCCGCAACGCATGGCAAGCTTGCGAACCTCATAGCGTCTTTCTGCTAGATCGGGTAGCTCTTGGATGTTGTCCATCGCCTTGATCATTTCGGCGAATGGAATATTTGTCGCTTGCTCCAGGATTTTTTGGACAGGCTCTAGGAGTTCTTTCAGATGGAGAGACTGCCCGAGGTTTTTTATGCGTTTGCGCTCCGGGTCGTACTTGTCAGCGGTAAAGATCAGGCTGCCAATGTCGAGTCGGTTGCGCCCACCGTTAAAGCCAGCGGCCCAGCGAGCAGCGCATGGATCGGAATGGCTCCATTCATCCGCATAGAACTCGTCGGATCTACTCCAAGCGCTCCATGCCTCAAGCCCTTCATCTTCTGGGACGTGAGCATTAACCATCATCCCGATCTGAGCCCAATCCCCGTTGGCTCTGTAGTCCTCTACTGGGATTACAGAGAGACAATCAAGAACTGTCTCCAGTCTCTGCTCCAGTGGGATCGTCATCATTTCCGATAGACCAAGCCCTTTCCTGCACCGTGGTGCAGCAGCTTCGCGCATGGATTTGAGCACCCATTCGGGAGCCATCGGAATCTTGCGAAGGTCACCGCTAACTAGCCGGTACTCGCCTGGTTCCGAAGTCCCTTCTTTTCCTGGGTAGACACCAGCAAAGACGCCCTGCTTACCAGCCCAGAGAATTTCCGAACCGTTTCCACAGACAGCGGCTGAGGCATTGCCCAGTTGATCCCATTGCTCTTGTGGTGCATAGAAAAGAAACTTTCCCGCGTTCTTGCGTGTGCTTCTTACCTGTGGAGCTGCCTTGAGATCGGCATGGTGAGCCCCCATGATCGCGTCAAGGTTGTTGTCGATGTCTAGCCCGAGCAGCCCATTGGATATGGGGCCGAAAAAGATACCGACAGCCCCAAAGCTTTCTGGGTTGGCCATGCAATAGGCGGCAGCTTGCTCAGGAGAGAAGTGCTGCGATCTAGCCGCATGGAGGGGAGCCTTACCAGTGCTTTCGTGACCAGAAGGGAGCTTGACCCCTTTCCTGTAGATAGGCGCTGCATGCCACTCGGGATTCATCCCGTTGACGGCTTCAAATAGGTTCATGTATGATGTAGTGGAACGAAACCCCAGCCCAAAGCTCCGTTAACGCGGAGCTTTTTTATTGGACTGACGTTGGGTCAGCATACACGGTTGACACATTCCTGGCAAGCTGTAGAGTGTTAAGGCACCGGGCAATACAGCCCACACGCAACTAAACGCAAAATGGGATTTCTACCCAAGGCAGCAGCATCAGCAGTCGCAGGTTCCGCCGGAGGCGCGTACCTCAACCCTTCCAAGATTCAGGCTGGAACGTCAGTACGATTCCGCCTATTAAATGATCAACCACTGTGCTTCCACGAGTTGTGGGCAGAGGCAGGAGATGGATCGGTAAAACCTTTCCGTTTCGCCGAAGAACCAACCGACGATGACATCCAAGTCGAACTCGGAGCTAACTACGCCCGCCGTGCAAATCGTGATGGCACGGGACTAGAGCCACTGAAGTTTGCCATTGCAGTTCCCGTTTGGGATTACGACAAGAAGTCAGTCTCCATCATGCAGTTGAGTCAGAAGTCTCTTATCAGAGAACTAGACGCAATATCTCAACAGGAAGACTATAAAAATCTCTTGGAGTGGGACTTTTCCCTAGGCCGTGAGGGCGCAGGGCTAAGCACTGAGTACAAGCTCATGCCTCTACCCCGTCGCAAAGCCGACGATAAAGAGATTGATGAAGCTTTAGACCAAGCGATGGAAAAAGGCTTCGACATCACTAGACTTTTGGGCGGAGGGAACCCGTTTCAAGGAGGAGGTGATGCATAGTTAAACAAGCCTCAGATAGTGTGAATAAAGGACCGGGGGCTGTGGTGAGCCCCCTTTTTTATTGAGTAGTATTAATTCAGGGAATCACACAAATGAGCACACTGGTAGGGGTACACGACAAGCTGAGTTCACTCCGCAAATCAACCCTGGTTCGTGATGACGAGTCTGACCCTGACGGTCGCGTCTATAAGGATGCTGCCGGTGTTGTGTATCATTCTGTCACTCGTATTTTGGGTGCGACAGCACCAGCAGCACAACAGAAAAACCTTGAAAAGTGGTTGGCTCGAGAAGGCAACCTCCAAATCCGAGATATTGCCGCCCAGCGTGGAACGGATGCACATAGCCACGCTGAATATGTCCTTAAGACAGCGAACAAAATCGCCCGAGCATCAGCTAATCGGCGAGGCTCCTGGAAAGAAGGCGATGAGGGACTCCAGCGAATGCCAAGCAAGCTCTTTCAATGGGGGCTAGAGAAAGCAATTGCTGGTTCGCCACGTCTGAGTTTTGCTAGCGCTGGTTATGCCCGTGGATTGCAGGCATGGATTCGCGACAACGTGCGGCAGCTCCATGCTTGCGAGTTCAAAGTGAATCACCCGGCTGGTTTTGCTGGTTCGTGTGATGCCTTGATCGACGCCCCAGA